CTAACTGGGTTGAAGAGGAAGGGATTGGTTCGGCCAGCACCGAGGAAGGACTAGGTTACGATGAAGAGTCCAACCTCATTCCATCAGAGATTGCTTGGCAGTGGAACATCCGTAGAGTGCATTGGAACGGAGTCACTACCGAGTGGAAGACCCCAGTTAGGTAAGAGGAATTCTGAACGTAAGTCTGAGACCTTGCTCGTCTGTTGTTGCTTCTACGTCAGGAATATCTGATGAGTCAAAGAAACAATTTCCGGTGTGACCTGCAAAAAGTTTGCACTGCGTCTTAGAGAAGTTGCCAAAGGAATCGGCATAGGTTCGAGTGTTCGTGCATCGAGCCACTCCCGACCCATTCTGTTGAGCCTCTGCCAACGCCTTCTCATTCGCTAGTGCCATACTTCTTCTATGGTATGGCCATCTTAAAAACCTTGAGGGGCCACCTTTATATAGTTCGAGACCCATTGGACTATTATGCGAAAATGGCGAAGGCGATGGCACCCACCTACAAGTGTTCAGCAAAACAAATTGTGTCATTACGTTAGATTCTATTATCCGACTGCTCAACTTAATTTTCCAATTCCAATTGTCGGTAAACGTAAGAAGCGGTGGGCTGACGTTGCGATAGTTGAAATGCGAGTTGCAATCGAGTATGATGGGTTGAAACATCACTTCTCGCTAGAGGCTAGGAAGCGAGACAAGGTGCGGGATGCCGAACTCAGAATGATGGGTTGGCGTGTGTCCCATGTCAATAAGTTCAACTGGAAATTCTTCATGGCCCACATGAGAGACATTGTAGAAGGAAGGATGGCGTTACCAGCAGGTGAGGAAGGTGCTCCTTGAATGCGTTAACTGTGGCACTCGGTTTGAGAGCAAGCAACTCAGAAACCTCTGTGGCACTTGTCATCTCTTGAAGGCCCAAGGCAAGTGGGATGAGTATCTAGCACGCAGAACCCTTAAATACCAAGCCGCTTGAAGGGGTGGTATGGAGTTCCCCGAACACCTTCAACACGCAATCTCATTGGCTTCAATGAGAGCCAAACTTCTATTCGATACTTACGGTTGGACATGGGCAGACGACTTACATCATCCGCCCACTGTGAAACGGATTGAAGAGATTTACACTCATCTTGCCGAAAATGTTCTGCATCAAGCGATGCAAGTAGAGAATGGGGAGACGGTCAACTGTGGCAACTCGATGTCAGGTCGGCTTCAGGTTGAACTTGTTGATGACCATTGGACATTTAGTGTTCAAGTGGCCGGAGCATGGAACTTCCCTCTAGAAGAGGACGAGAAGGCAAAGCCACCATTTAAGGTAGCAAATGCAGAAGAGTTAGGTCTTATCGAATCCGACTAGCCCCGCTACCATCGTTGTGAACAAGTATCCACGCCACCTTTCTTCCCATCTTCTGGGCTTGCTTGCCAGTCCAACACGCACCTGACTTTACATGGTCTGAAGTGTCACAATGATAGCATTCTTTGAATCGCTGACCCTTGTAGTCTGGCGGATAGGAATCGGCTACAATAATTTCAAGTTCGTCAGATTCAGCGATGTCTAGATTCCGAGCCTTGTAACCATAGTCACCATCCCATCGTTCCTCTTTCGGTGCTTTGATGTCCAAGACCACGCCCATCCATTTTGCAGTGTCTTCTGTCCAGATGTCAACACCGCCTTTTATCGAGTGTCCACTTCTAACTACAAAAGGTTCTTCAGCGAGGTCGGACTCTATCTTCTTGTCGGTGAGAAGAGCCGCAATGTATTTCCTAGCCACTGCTTCGCCTGCTACTGTGAACTTGTCCTTTCCGTTGCCCACGACACCAAGTATCATGCTTTAACCATCTCAGCCAAAGTCTTACTGAGCACATCCTTTCGCAAGGACTTGGAATGATACCGAATGCTACGGGTCGTTTCGTTGTGAGGGATGCCAAGGTAGTGAAGGAGTTCGTGGCACAGATTGATGTCGAACTCATCATCGGACAGGTTCGGATTAATCTTGATGGTGGTGTTGGCTACCCCATACTTGACCTTCTCAGTGAGGATAATCTTGAGGTCTGTCTTCTTGTCTAGGCCCAACTTCTTGAGATACCCGTCTACCCTCTCTTGACGCTCCTTCAGGTCTGGCACACCTTACCCCTACACAGAACACTTAATAAGCCTTTCCGCCATATCATGAGACATGGCTGAGATGTGTCCTCAGTGCAGAGAAGGGGAGTTGGAAACCTATGAAAGCCCAACCAACGGCCAACAAAAGATGTGTCCAGAATGCGGTTACACGACTGAGGATAGGATGCAATTTGAGACGATGAAGAGTCTTTAAATAGTAGAACGTCCATAGTAAGAGTATGAACATTAAGAAGGGAGCAATCCAATATGTTGAGGAATTGGTAGGCGACAAAGATGTGGGTTGGCACGTTAGACATTGGCCCGATAAACCAATTGCAACTTGGTCTACTCCAACTGCATCTGTAATTAATTCATCAAGTCCTTGGACGCTCTTACTTGACGGAAGCAACGGGGCAAACAATGTGGTTGTGACCGATTGTTTTCTTGAGCAAGATTATCCTGACCTTGACGTTAACGACTCGATTCCCGAAACAATAACCTACGGTCAAACTACTGTCGAATAGGCATCGTCTCATCCATGACAATCTTTAAATAACCTGCTACTGTAGGGTATGGTTGCCGACTGGTAGGATGGCGTGGGTTGCTCCCGTAAACCATCCGCAGATTGAGGTTCGCTACCTCTCGCCAGCCGTCTATCACCCCATGCGAGGGCGGGCACCCCCGTATGGTGTATTAAAATGCCAGAGGGACACCCGAATCAGCCCAAGGGTGCTGGCGGGAGCACATCCCGTTCACCGCCCCCCAATCCGGGGCGTAGGGATGGCTCCTTTATCCCATTTATGCAATCTACCAGAAAGCCTTATAAATGAGTAGCGGGGGTCGTATTAGTGCCTATGGTCTGTTCTATTCATAGGGAAGCAATTGACTTAGAGGGGGAAATATACTGCCTCAACTGCGGAGTAGTCTTGGGGTATGTGGCCAAGGAAGAACTGACGATAGGTAAGGACGGTCAGACCAACATGGGGCCAGCCACCAACCGTCTCTCCCTTCCTGACCAAGTGCGACTCGGCTCTGCTCCACCGAAGGCTCCAAAGCATAAGCACTGGTTGAGGTTCCCCTAGCCAGAACCTTTATATAGTCTTCCTCACCTACTATTGCTGTCATGGATATTAAGGACTTGCGGGACAATATGACGAAAGTAGACGTTACTGGCGTTATCGCTAGTAAGGAAGACACAAGGACGGTCAACCTTAGGACAGGTGGCACGACAACCGTTGCCAACGCCAAACTGAAGGACGCTTCAGGAGAAGTCAAGTTGGTGCTCTGGGGAGCCGACATTGACAAGGTTGCGGTAGATTCTCTTGTGGCTATCTCCAACGGATACACCAGCACCTACAAAGGCGAACTTCAGTTGAACATTGGGCGTTATGGAATCCTCAAAGTAGATGAAGTTTGAGCACAATAGTAGGTCATTGTCCTGATTGCGGGGCACCCATCTATGCTCCTACTGTATGGATGGGCACAGGGCCACCGCCCTCACAGAAGACTTGCACTTGCCATCCAGATAGTGCAGTGACCGCTTCTATAAGCCACCCAGACCCCATCTTTTGTCCCAGTTGCAATTGTCATAATGGAACGGCTGTAGTTCCAAACTGTTACGAGAGAGGCTGTCGTTGTTTCTGTTGCTCAGGGTTCCCAGATTGAGTAATCATATGCTTGAGATGACGCATGAAGACCTGACTGACTTTCTCTGGCATCTCTACAATGCCTTTTCGTCATACTATACTGATTCCGAATGGAAGTGGCGGATGTTTCATCTTCGACAAGCATACTACTGTCTCACTTGTATTTGGTATGGACACGGTGCAAGGGACAATTGCAATGTCTTTATGGTCTACAAGGAACAACGAGTCTTCTGTAATCTGAAGCGTGGCCACTGGCAGAGCCATAAGTTTGACTTAGAGTGGATTGAATGAAGTGCGAAGCGTGTGGGAGTTCTAACATTTCAAAGAGGCCGACTGAGCAACCCTACCATCCTGACCTTCATCCCGGGGGATGGAGTGGGTCTCTTAGATGCGATTGTCTCGATTGCGGAGCGTGGTGGATAGAGGAACCCGAAATCCCTATAAGTGACAGACCCAAGACTAAAAGGGAGAGAAACAATGGCAAGCACAGACACGATTGAACTCCCGCTTGGAGACCTAACGACACCGGAAGAATGGGGCGATAAGGCTTTCGTCTATGGCCCAAGTCCTGACGAGTTCTACGTCACCCAAGAGAAACATAAGGCTCTAGAGGTCGCTTCAGCCCGAAAGTTTGAGGCCGCAGTCACAATTAAGGATGGTAAGGTGAGCATAGCCCTGCCTGCTGACTTCGCCAGAACCTATCTGTGGCAACGTGAAGCACAAGTAGTGAAGATAGTTTACGGAGACCGTAAGGCAATCTGCGTATTCTCTAAGAAGCAACCTTAAATAGTAGAACACCCACATAATGGGTGTATGACTGGCAATCCTTTGGATGGACGTGGCTTTAAATTTCGCTACTCAAGTGGCATAGCCCCACTGATAACGACCAAAGAATACGCTGACCTCATCAAGAACTACAAGGCAACTGGCCAATTTCCACACATTCTAAAGTTGGGTGGAATGGCGATTGACACTTCTCGCAACAGAAACAAGTGGAGAGTGCCCATCGAAGACCTTCAAGCCATCGCTGACCAACTAAAGGGAGCACCTTTGATGAAAGACCACGACATTGACCACGTTGATTCCATCATTGGAAAGGTTGAAGATGCGTGGGTCGAGAAAGATGAGCAAGACCCGAAGGCCGGAAAAGTCTTGTGGGCTGGTCAAACCAGTGATGAAAGTCTGATTCAGAAGATTCTTCTGGGCTATGTGAGGTTCAACAGCATCCAAATCGCTGTTCCACAGGCTTATTGTGACAATTGTATTGCCGCACAGGGCAAATCTGAAGAGCAAGCGGCCATTGATGACCTCGATTTGCCGTGCCCAAGGTGTGGAAGTCTCGATATGCTCATCCGACACCCGATGGTTCTTGAGCAAAGCATGGTTGCAATTCCGGCCTACGAGAAGGCCGAAGTGACTCCAATGGGCTTCAAAGCAAGTCTCGACAAGACTTTGGCCAAGCGTTTTGAGGTTCACGAGGTTCCAAAGAAGGCAAAAGTGGTTCAACCAGACCTTACTCCGGTGCTTTTGAGTGCTTTCAATGCGGTTGGTCTGGCCACTGCTGGTGTGGCTGAAATCCAACTCAGAGTAGCAAGTTTGGCTTTAGAAGAGGGTGGAGCAGGTGAGCCGGGTGAACTTTGTCCTGATTGTCAGATAGGTGTCATCCAAAATGATGGTAACTGTCTTTATTGTGAGCGAAGCAAGGGCGAGGCCAAAGGTGGCTCCATAGAGGACTTCCCACTGGTCGAGAAGGGCGGTGGTAAGAAGGAAGGATTCGTCACTGACATACCCTTTGCTTGCCCTTACGATGGATTTGAGACTCCCGATTGGAAGACGATGGAAGACCATCTCAAAACGCATTCGGAAGCCTAAGGAAAGCCTTTAAATAACCCCCATACACTATATATCCTACCTATGAATCTCTCAACGGTTATGGTAGTGTTGAAAGTCGAGGCGATGTTTAACTACCCAGAAACAAGAAACTAATGTCAACTGTCGCACCTTCTGGTGACATATCTGAGGGCAAGTCTCTCAGTTATGACCAAATTGTGAAGCAAATGGGCGCACTCGAATCCAAACTCGATGGTCTGATGTCCATAATCAAGGAAGTCAATGTCAAACTGGAACAGGCAGAGGTATCTCGCAAGAGGGCCGCACTCCTGAGCCAGAGGATTTCCCTGAAGAGGGCCGCAGATGCAAAGACAGAGGAAGACGAGGAAGCCAAGAAGAAGAAATCAGAAGAGGATGAGGCGAAGCGGAAGAAACTTGAGGAACTGAAATCAAGACTTCAGGAAGTCAAGAGCAAAGTTGAGGAAGCCAAGAAAGCAAGGGAAGCGTCTGCCAAGACACCCGAAGTTACCGGAAAGGGTAATGTCGGAGCAGTCAAGGAAGAGACGAGTCCACTCGCTGGAATGGGTGCCTCTGCGGAGTTCCCAGACTACTGGAAGGAGATTACAGGAGCCTCAACTCGTTTCAAGGAACTGGGCCTACTGTCGGGTTAAGGTGACATAAAAAATGGCACTACACGGCAGTTCGTTGCCCGGAGCACTTGAAGGCGGGCCGTTCCACAACGATTCATTCCTTCTGTCTTTTCTTGCTACCACTGACAAAAATGGTGTAGCGGTATACATAGGTTCGTTGGTGACGTTAAGCGGGTCGGCAGACTTCACTTGCAAGCCCACTTCCGCAAACACAGATTTCATGCTTGGTGTTGCTCAGACATCTGGACAACTTCAGGCGGCAATTGATGTGATTTGCAGAGGCGAGGTTACAGTGATTGTCCACGATACCGTCACTGCTGGTATGTTCCTAATGCCCGATGCGGCTGGTGGTCAAGATGGCCATGCCGTTACAACAGCAGGGCCGGGAACAACTGTCAGCAGGCTCATTGCCCTTCAAACGGTAAATGGGGCGGTAACACCAGCGAACTGCGTGTGCCTTCTGTATTAGAACATACAGTGAGAAAAGATGGCTATGACTCGTGAGCAGTTCCCAATCGTTAACACAGGTGCCCTGTTCTATCCGGCTCTGGCGAAGAGAATTGTAGAACTGACAATGCCGAACTTGGCATTGAAACCACTTCTACAGGACTTCTTCATCAAGGTCGGTGCGACTGCTTCGATTCCGAAGCAGACGGGTGCTCGTGCTACTGCGGTAATCGGAAAGACCGCAGAGGGAGCCGAGATAATGGCCGACTTCACACCTTACGACTCGATTACCGTAACACCTTACAAGGTGGGTATGAGAGTCCGAGTCACTAGAGAGTTGATAGAAGACCAGATAGTGAATATTGTCGAAGACCAGTTGAAAAGGGCCGCCCGTAGGGTGGTCATGACAATTGACCAAGATGTTGAAAAGGCACTCGAAGTTGCGGGAGCCTTCGATACGTTTGGGGTCACAGGTCAGTCAATATTCATGGATGGGACGCAACAGACTTTCGCCAATACAATAGGCGTTAACGACATTACTGAGGCAAAGCAGAGAATACAGAACTATGCTTTGGAACCTGACACGATTGCGATGAACCCCTTGGCTCATCAAGACCTTGCTAGGATACCTCAGTTTGCCGCACTCCTATTCTATGGCCAACCTGTATACGCTCAGGGAACCGGAACCGTGGTTTCGGCCCCCGGACTGTATGGGTTGAAACAGATTGTTACGCCTAACATCCCCGTAGGGACGGGCAATAACGCCCATGCCTACGTTCTTGCGGCCGCAGGAAGCAATTACTCAGCCGCATACGCTCCGTTGGGCTACTTCGCAACGAAGAGACCAATCAGCGTAGATGTCTGGCCACAACCAACTTTCGACTCGATAGATGTGGTCATTACTGCGAGATACGCACCAGTCGTAACGTATCCTGAGAGCATCGTCAAACTGACGGGCTTGAGGACACCATAGACTGGACGCATCACCAGAAAGCCAAAAATCGAAGCCTCGAAGCACGGTTAACAGAAGAAGATGCGGGGTGGCCGCCTTTGAATGGGCC